CGGTGGGTTGTCGGTGTTGACGTCGAACTCCACTCGGATGTCCTCGGCGGGGGCCTTGGCGACCTTGAAGTGGCGGCGGACGATGATTGAACTGTCGTTCTCCGATCGTTTCACCTGCCAGCCGGTCTCCAAGAGAGCGTTCAGGAACTGGGATCCCCACAGCCGGGATCGTTCCATATTGTCCGCATGCTTGGTCGTGTGGTGGGCCACTAGGAAGGAACAACCATAGCGGTCCCGCATGACCTTTAGCCGGAGCATCTGCTCGGCGGACTTAGTCATATAGTCGTCCGTCATAGCTGCGGAGTAAAGGGGATCTAGGATGACTAGGGCCGGACGCAGCTCCCGGATCCGCAGTTCCAGAGCGTCCATGACCACCTGATCCGCAAAACGGAGATTACGATCTGGATGTATGTAGATAGGTACCTCAGGAGGTACCTTAACCTCGAACTGGTCATCCTCCGTGGCTTCAGCTCTCAGGTCCAATCGACTTTGGATGATGACCGCTAACCGCTGTGCTATGTCCCCGTGAAAGTCCTCCTGCTGGATTAGCAGGATTGGACCAGTACGCTGGACAGGATACTTACCTAGGAACGGCGTACCTGTAGCTACAGATACGGCCATATCGAAAGTAAGCCAGGTCTTAAAGGAGCCGGGCGGAGCCACCACAAAACCGATCGTAGCCTCGGGAAGCCAATCCTGTACCAACCAAGACACCTGGTCACTGCCGTGATGAACCATATACTCCTGGATGCTGACAACACTGAACGGACTGGTAGACGCCTGCCCGGTGCCACCATCCTGAGGCTGGCCCTGTGGTACAATGCCCCTGCGGTGAGCCGTCTTATAGACGGATTCGACTGTTGTCACTACTTCGTGATCAGGAAGGGGAGGACGGTTCTTCTCATTCCACTGACGGATGATAGTAAGAACCACGTCCTTCGGCATACCCTTACCAAACAGGTATCCGCACAGCCTGGCGCAGGCGTCATTGCGCTGACCTTTCCCCGCCCCGGCCAGTAAGTCAGACAGCCACTTGGAGCTGCTCTCCTCATCGTCACGTTCCACCGGTGTGTGAGAAGTGAGGAGGCCTACCAAATGAGGTGGTAGCTTTCCAGGCTTACCACGGCGTATCCACTCGTACAGTCGTCCAGAGGAGTGAGCAGATGGCGGCGCTACGACGTACCCACCATCGGCCCGTATATCGACTCCCGGTAACAAACCAACCCGATTCGGAACATGGTCCACATCTTCCGGATAACGGTAGTAAAGATGGCAACCACCCCGCCCCGTTTTAACGATAAGGTCAGTTGGGGCCTGCTCATAGATCTTGGCCCCGCTCTCGTTATCGTCCTTGTCCAAATCCAAATCGATGACCACAATCCCAGAAATCTTACCAGTAACGATCCCGATATTAGCGTTCGGGTACTGCTGCCACCACTGGCGGATCTCCTCTTTTGTAGGCCTACGGCTCTGGTACTCGGTCCATGGTACCAATGGGCGCTTGCTGCCAGATTGGATAGGGATTACAGAGAATCCGCCCCGCCACAACTCTAATGCTGACTTCAGGAGAGTACTCACCTTGCATATTCACCTCCATGTTGCCGCAAGGCGGCGATAGTGGTCACTTCCTAGTTGTGGTGGTCCTACTCTCAGCTTCGTCCTCTTCCTGTAGGTCTTTAGGATCGATGAACAGTTCGTAAGATTCCACCTTATAAAGCCGGGCGTACTTCTGGATATCCTCCGGGCTCAGGTCCCGGCTGCCCGACTCGTGCCTGGACACGGTGGTATGATCAATATCCAGAAGCTTAGCAACCTCCTGCTGGGTAAGTTTGCGGGCTTCCCGCAGCTCCCGCAGGCGATTTTTAGGGATCTTGTTCATCATGAGAATCTATCCTCCTTTACATTATAATGTCGTTGATGTTTCACCATTTGTGTTTTATCTTTCTAAATCCATTTTACCATAAAATATATGTATTTGTCAAGTATTCAGTTGACGTTTCTGTTGTGCTGTGCGGGGTCATGTGCGTGTGTGCGTGCGTGCAACCCCCTAAAGGGGGGTTTGCACGCACACACAACGCACTCGCACCGGCCAAAAGCACGCACAAGACTTTTGCACACTAAAGAATCCGCGTCGGACGCGGGCTCTGGACCATGACAATATAGGTGTGTGCAGCCATGTGCAGCCATGTGCACACCCTTTGCACATAACTGTGTGTATGGTTATATGTGGGAGGGATCTAGTTAATAATTTCTTGACATTTCTGGTGTAGATTTAGAAAGCTAAGTATGCTTCTAGTTTAACGAATATCTTGACAAAACTGGGTAATCTGTGTTATAATTAAAGTGGGTAGGAATATCTATGAAATAGGAGTGGTTGGATGCGTTCCATCATTACGTACTACGGCGGCAAGGGGTATAGTTGGCGGCAGATCGTACCTCATTTCCCGCCCCACCACACATATGTTGAACCGTTTGGAGGGGCTGCGAACGTCCTGCTGAATAAGTCTCCGTCACCTGTAGAAGTATATAATGACATTGATAACAATCTTGTGACCATCTTCCGCGTCCTGCGCGATCATCCTGACGAGCTGCGCCGTGCTCTTGAGTTGACGCCATACTCGCGTGAGGAGTATGTGCGTTACCTTGTCCCGTTTAATGGCCTTAATGATGTGGAGAAGGCGCGGCGGCTGATTGTGCGGTATCGGCAAGTGTTCAGTGGCAAAGGTCAGAAGGCGACGCCGGGACGATGGAGTTATGCTGTTACTGCAAGCAGTCGCGGTATGGTAGATACGGTTTCGAGATGGCTTTCAGCAATTGATGCTACACTGCCTGCTGTGGCTGAGCGCTTCCGTAGGGTGCAGATCGAAAACCTTCCTTGGCAGGAAATCATCCGGCGTTACGATACATCAGAGACGCTGTTTTACTGTGATCCTCCATATATGCTTTCGACGCGCAATAGTCACGGCGAATACGCCTACGAAATGACGGTTGAGGAACACCAAGAGTTGGCCGAGGCATTAAATAGCATTAAAGGTCACGTTGTTCTTTCTGGCTACGCTTCGCCCGAGTACGACGAGTGGTATCGCGACTGGAAACGCGTAGAGTTCGATGTAACCTTGTTCGCTCGATCAGATCGGCAAAGAAGCCGAGATAAACGCACCGAAGTCTTGTGGATCAAGCTCGCCGTCTGATGGGCGGCTTAAATTTTGTGATTTTATGCGATTACTTTTAAAGGGAAATGGTTTATACTATATAATAAGGAGCCGTCCATGAGGGCGGCTTTTGTTTAAAAGGAAGAAAGTTTTAAAGAGCCTTCGGGATCTTTTCATAGGTAGGTGGGGTGATGTGAAGTTAACAGAGCAGCAAAAGGCATTTTGTGATTATTATATTGAGACATTAAATGCCACTGAAAGTTACAAAAAAGCAGGATATAAAGTCAAAACAGATGGTGCAGCTAGAGTTAATGCTTCAAGATTGCTAACAAATGCTAACGTTAGGAAATATATCGAAGAGAGAATGAAGCAAAAGGAATCTGAGCGTATCGCCTCACAAGATGAAGTTCTGGAGTTCCTCACACGAGTTATACGTGGGCAAGAAATAGAAGAAGTAGTTGGTTTTACTAAATATGGTATAGTAAAAGAGAATAAAACTCCAAGTACAAGAGATCGGGTTAAGGCGGCGGAGCTTCTTGGTAAGAGATATGCGTTATTTACTGAAAAAGTCAACGTTGAAGGGAACATGGGCGTTGTAATTATAGATGATACCAAAGAAGATGATATAGATGACGAAGATTAGATTATCAGAACTTATTGCACCGTCTTTTTACGAGCTTCATAGAGAACTCAAGGCTGAATTATATGATGAATACTGGCTTAAGGGCGGCCGTGGTTCCACAAAATCAACCTTCGTCAGCGTACAGATTATACTTGGCATGCTGAAAGATTCAGAAGCAAACGTCGTCGTTACCAGGAGATACCAGAACGAGCTAAGAGACACCGTTTACGGCCAGTTTGAGTGGACTATCGCGAAAATGGGGCTGGGAGACTATTTTAAGTTTCAAGTCTCGCCGATGCAGATCATCCACATTCCAACCGGGCAGAAGATAGTTTTTAAAGCAGCGGACAACCCTCTCAAAATGAAGTCAATTAATCTGGGCAGAGGCTACATCAAATACGCTTGGTTTGAAGAGGT